GATCTCGCCGGTGACGGTGAAGCCGTTGCGCAGGACCAGGACGCAGAACGTCAGGAGGTTGAGTGCCTCAACCGTGCGGGGTACTTCCCAGTCACCCGCGTACTTCGCGTGCTCACCGGCGTGCATCGCGCCTTCAAAGCCTGTGAAGTAGTGCTCGCTGGCGATGTTCGCCTCGATGGCATTCGGTGTGACGCGCGGTGCGGTCAGGCCCTTGGCTTGAATCTCTTGCTCGATTTCTTGGTCGTTCATGTTGACGCTCCTGTAGCGAGATTTACGCCCAGCCCTCACGGCGCTGTTTCCGGCGCTGATTGATAACCACGATCCCGGCAATCACCCCGACCGCCGCCAGGATGAACAGCGGCTCAATGCCGAGCTTGTCGGCCATGTCTTTGACCGGATCAATCACGGCAGCAGCCGCAGCAGTGATGCCGGCGATAATGCTTGCCGCGCCAGATTGAGCGATCGGCGAATCGACCGTGCGCGATTCCGGCTCGACTTCCTGCGGCATCGGCATTGCTTCAGCCCCGTCATCGGGCGTGAGGTACAGCGCAGCTTCTCGCGCCCTGCGTGCTGTGAGCCCGGCGATAACCTGGCCCCCGGCTTTGTTCCATAGCGCGAAAGCCCGCGATGCGGCCTGAAAATTCCCGGCGTTGTGCTGGCGCAAGACCGTGCTTTTCGCGAATCCGCCGAGCCCGATGTTGTAGGCCAGCGAAACCATCGCGCCAAGCTCGTTCATCGATGCATCGCGCGTCAGTTTGGCTTTGACGCCTACGGTGAATTCGTTGAGCGATTCGAGCAGCCTGGCGTCCGCTTGCTGTTGCGTCCAAACGTCGCCCATTTTCACGCCGCGCGTTTCGCCCCACCCGATCGTGACGACGCCGACAATGTCGCGATATGCGTTGAGCCTGCAGCCCTCGGATCGTGCGATCTCGGCCACAGCATCCCAGCTGATGGGCCAGGGCAGGACCTTGTCAGGCAGCATGCTCGCCCCCGGCCGCCGGAGTGCGCGCCATGTGCCAGCGGCATCCATTGTGTTGCGGCTTTAGCTTGCCGCATAGCTGGCGTTCCCCGCCGTCCGGCGATTTGAATTGCACCCAATGCCCGCACGTTCGGCAGATCGGCGGTGCAGGCAGCTTCTCAAGTTCGTCGGGCGTCATTGGCGAATCTCCTTGATCCATGACCGCGCCGCCCACGATAGCGACAGCGCGAGTAGTAGCGCGGCAGACAGTACGATTCCGCGCCTGGACATCGGCCTGCGTGCGGTTTCGTCGCCGACTATTTCGCCGCCCGCGTAGCCGAATACCGCGTACCACGGCGTTTTCAGATCGTCGGGCGGCATGTAATGAGTCACGCCGTCAGGGGTCAACGCAGAGTGCATTGCGTGCGCGATCGGCCAATGCACAGAGCGGCCCGCGACGAGATAGCCGCCCTCGCTATGGATCTTGTCGAGTGCGTAATCCAAGCACTGCATTGCTACTTCTCCCGTTTGAAAATGTCGCGCCACACCATGACAAGCTTGTGCATGATCATCAGCGCGGTATAGATCAGCGTCGCCCACAGAACGAGCTCCGAGACATCCATCCCGGCGATTGTCGCGAGTGACATCGTTGCCGGTGGCGCGAGTTTTGCAACCATGGCCGCTCCTGATTCGGCTGCCGCGTGATGGGCGGGTGTGGTCATTTTTCCGTCCAGATAAACACAATTACGCGGGCAGCAAAAAAAACTCCGGCAAGCGCCGAAATGTACATGTAGACCAAAAACCAAACCGTGAGCGGCAGACCTTGGTACGGCGTGATCCGCAGAAGGCTCGTAGCGAAGTCATGCACCGCCCAGCCGAACAGCGCGGCCATAGCGATCGCGCACAGCGTCCAAAGGATTTTCGCGGCAATCATTGCGTGCGCACCCTGAATCGCTGCTCGATCGTGCGCGTAGAAAATCCGGTCGGCGCGACCAGTCGATCAAGCCACAAACCGAAAAGCGCCGCCGTCGAGTTGCCGCCTGTCGCGTCGATCGCACCGTAAATCCGCACAGCCCCGGAAAGCACTGCGCCAGAGTCGCCCCCGAATGCAGAGAGCGCGCCCCGGCTGATGACTTGCCCGGCCAGCGTCGCCGACCCATCAAGCCCGGCCGCGACAAGCTCGCCGCGAACCGTGTCGTCCGTGACCGTACCTGCAAGCGACGCCACGCTGCCCGACCCGATCGCGTCGAGCCGGCCCGCTACGCTGATGCGACCGGTTAGCGTAGCGGCTGAGTCCGACCCGGTAGCGATCAACATGCCGTCTGCGGTCGTTACGCTGCCACCTAGCGTGGCCGATGAATCACCGCCCGACGCTGCAAGCGAGCCGCGAACACCAACCCAGCCCGACAGCATCGCGGTAGTATCGTAGCCGCTCGCCGCCAGGGCGCCGCGCGCAACGATTTGCCCGGATAGTGTTGCGGCTGAATCGGCTCCGACAGCATGTAGCGCGCCATCCGTGGCGCCAATCGAGCCGCTAAGCGCGGCGGATGACGCCTCGCCAGTCGCAATGAGCGAACCACGGACGCCAACCCAGCCGGTTAGCGCCGCGTCGGAGTCGCCGCCGAATGCGATGAGGTCGCCGACGGGCGCCGACCAGAACAGCCCATCAGCATCCACCGCCCGCAGCGTTTTCGCCCACGACTCGCCGATGTGCTGGTATGTGGCTGCGGCGGTGCTGCCGTTCTGCTGGACTTCAGTGTCGATTGCAACCGCAGCGCCGTTCGTTTCCGCCCACCAAACGTCTGTGTTGTTGGTCCCGGAGCTTTCGAGCGTTGGCGCAACCCCGAACAGCGTCGTACCCTCGTCGATAAATGCCTGTGTCAGATCTGACCGCGTGCCGCTGTTGTACTGCGTGCTGCTGAGGTACATCAGGAATGGGCTCGTCTCCGACGAGAATCCATGCCACGAGAAAAACGCATCGAACCTGCCGCCGTCGATGTCGGCCAGAATCGCGGCCTGCGTCGCCGCTATCTCGACGTTCGGCGCATCCCAGATCCGATTCGGGTCGCCGCTGCGGCTCGGGTTTGTCCGGTTGTGGCCGGAATAGACCCCGTTGGGCGTGATGTTGTAGTAGAGGTCAATGTCCCAGTTGGCACGAACTGCCACGGCAGCGGCATCCGAACTATCGAGAATGAAGTTCAGAAACCGCACGAACGGAATCCAGCATGTCTGTTCGCCCGCAGCGTGGATGCCAGACATCACGACCAACTTGCGCTTTGGCCCGCCGTCCGTTGTCGCGCCGCCGAAGCGTAGCTGTAGCGCATAGAGCGGGTGCCCGCCGCATGCCCGTCCCGTCCCGTCATTTTCAGCCGGGCTTGTGAAAAACACACCGCCCGCGTCCGCGCTATCAGCCGGACTACATACCGTCGAGTAGTCGTCGAGCAAGCGCGCAGTGAGCGCCACGGCATCGGCCTGTCTGCCGAGTGGCTGAGTCGCGACATACACCCGGCCAGCCGGAAACGCCTCATCGAACTGCCAGTCGATTGTTCCGCTCGTACCTCCGGTCAAGGTCCGCGACGGGGCGCGATACCACGTCGCGAAATCCTGCGTCCAGACCGGGCGATATTCAGTGTCAGGCGTCGGGTTGTTGTACCGGGTCGTGCGCGGTGCCTTGAAGATCGGCCTACGCCCTGCGGCATTTTCGACAGCGAAATGCAGATGCCGCCAGTCTCCGGCGTCCGTGCGATGCGCGAGATTGATAACCGGCTCGGATGTGTCCGCAGCGGTGATGACAGTCGAGCCCTGCGACACGTTGCCTGCGTCAATCGCCGTGACAAGCACAATGTCGCCATCGATCTCATCGGCATACGACACGTCAAATATCGCGTCGCCCGAGACATACGAACTGTCAAATATCGCACTCATGCGATGTCCGCCACCGCGATGCGAGACGCGAAATGCAGATCAGTTTCAGGGCTCGCCCCGGCTTTGTATAGCGACAGATACCCGACCCCTGCCAGGGCCAACGACGTGACCGACTCGATATCAAGCTCAAGCAGCCCGGCCGCATCTGTGCTCGCTGTGTCGGTCTTGAGCAATGGCGCGCCTGCTGCCGTCGGGCTATCCCACCATCTGGCCGTAATTCCTGTCACGCTCGCACGAGGCGACTGCGTGGCGCGGTCATGCAGCACGACTTGTACACCCCGGACCGCTTCGACGAAATCCGTTATCGTGACGTTGAACGCATTTGTCGCGGCAGTGTTGCTCTCGTCGTCCGTAGCCGTGACGGCGATGCTTACGGCAGATGCCGGTGTCGTTGGCGTCCCGCTGATGACGCCCGTTGAGCTGTTGAGGCTCAGCCCGGCCGGCAATGTTCCGGTCGTGACTGCGTAGGCAAATGGTGTCAAATCCCCCGCGAAATACGTCGAGAGATCGAGCGGCGTGATCGCGGAATCCTCAACCCACGACTGTGCAGGCACGGTGCCCGAAAATGAAACCGGGTCGTCGGCAACACCTGGATCAGAGTAAAACGCGGGGCTCTCGCCAGTCGCAATTGCAACCGCGAAAACATCGAATGACGTGACCGTCGAGCCGGAGAACGAAAACAGCCCGGTCCAACCCGCAGCGGAAACGCTGGTTGTCGTCGATGCGGTCTCGATGATCGTTTCGGGCGTGGCGCGTGCGGCGGTGGTGACTGTGACGCTGGCCCCGTCCAAGTCCAGCCCTAGCCAGTAATACCCGCCCGACGTGTAAGCGGGCGCGGAGGAGGAAACGGATGTTAGCGTGCCAGACGCATAAGACAGCGACCTACACTCTGCATACGTGTCAATTGCAAACCCGGAACCCTTTCCGAGCGCGCCCGAAACAACAGTCTCGGACGAGGTCGAGCCCGCGCCGCGCGCACCAACCCCGGCGAACGACACCGACGCCGAAGAGCTGCTATCTGTGACAATCCGCACCAGCGCGCGGATTTTGCATTTTGCGCGCAGAGAATCGGCATCAACGGCATTGAGACTGAGTAGCGAGCGCTGCGACGTGCCTTTTGTGATTCTGAGGCGTCTCCCGGCAGGTCCCTCTGCGTCGGCCTGCACGGCATACGTCGTGCTGCTATGGTTGTAGCGCTTCGTCCAGCCTGTGGGCTCAGCGTCTAGCGTCGAGCCGGACCAGTCTTCCCAGTATTGGGCCATTTTTTTCCGCTCTTACGCGTCGCCCACCGTGATCGTGCCGCCGGTCACATCCACGGCAGCGCCTGCGACGATGGCCGGGAATCCGCTGATCGGGAAGTCCGCAACCCACACGTCAGCCGAGGTCAAAATGCGGTAGAACGTGGGTGTGCCGTTGGCGTTTCCGGAAGCGTCGCCGGTCACAGTTCCGAGCGTGACGACACCACCCGACGCAGTTCCAAGCGCGCCCGACATGACGCATTCAGCGAGCAGCGTCCCGGCCGGAGTTCCGCCCGATGCGGGCACGGCGCCGTTGTACAGGTGAATTTTCGCGTTGCTCCCGGCCTGGCTGATGATCGAATTCGCGTAGGCGTTGCGGCTGGTAGTATTGACGGGCATGGCTTAAGTCCTAAATTGTGGTCGTTTCGAGGGTCAGCGACACCGACCCGTAAATCAGCGGCGTGACGACGCCATCAACGTCCTCGACCTCGATGTCATAGACGCCCTTTTTGAATACGAATGCCGCCGTCGTGGTCGCGTCAATCACGCCGGCAATCCGCTTTCGCAGCATGTCGAGCGTGAAATCACCGGCTGCGAGCGTCATACTGTGCAGTACGTCGCCGCCGATTTTCGTTTTGATCTGCATCCGCACATCGGCAATCGCGGCCAAGTCTGCGGGCTGGTAGTACGCAAGGAATCCGCCGCTCGTGTAGGGCTTGAAGCAGGCGGAAGAAACTTTGTTGAACTCGATCTGTGAGTCCGAAACGACGGCTGCCGGCCTGAAATCGGCCTCGCGCGGCGGGTTGTCGGTCGCGTTGAGTTCGGTCAGCCCTTTCGCGCAGACGACAGCGACGGGCCATCCATCGGGAATGCCATGGCCTGCTGACGTGATGAGCACGGGCGCGGTATTCGCAATCGCGGTGATCGGATTGTAAATGAGCCTGTCGCGCTCCCACATGATGGGTAGCGTGAAGGTCGAGCCCTGGCGGATTGTGATGTCGAGTTTCTTCATTTTTCCGTCGCCATGCTCATGTCTGCGGGCGTAAAAAAGCCCGCTCATGGCGGGCTGTGTTGTCTGGTGCGCGGCGGTCAGCCGACGAAGATGTCGCCTGATATCAGCATCGAGAATGCGCCTGACGCGGCATCAACTTGGTCATCGTGCGCGCGGCTCGGGAACGCTTCCATCTCTGCAATGAAATCCTCATTCCACGCACCGCGTAGCAAATCGACGTTGCCAGCCTGCCACTGCGCGGCGAACGGATCGGCTCGCGTTACTTTGTCGCCTGTCTCGCGAAACACTTTGACGGTGTAGCCGGCCAATTCCCGCACGTAGCTTTCTGCCTGCTCTTTGCCGGCCTGGCCGGGGTCTTGCGAGATGCCGATATCGACAACCGACAAATCTGTGCTTGCGACCCGCTTCACGAGCGAGCGGATTTCATGCGACCTACGCCGATCGCGCGCCACGTCGAGCACGATAAACCTGCCCTCGGCCGTCTTCGCCATCTTCGCGCCGACCGTGTAATCCGGGTCGGGGTTTTCTTCAGATGGTTCAGTTGCGGCCAAGTCCCAGCGGCGAACGATCTTCACGAGCCCGGACGGTATCGCATCGATTATCCGCACGTCCTGCCTGCGGAAATACAGCCCGGCAGCCGGACGGATCTTCCAGTTGCCCTCGGATAGCCGTTCGCGCTCAACTCGGGATAGCGCTTGCAAATTGGCTTTGTAGCCCGGATCGGCCCGCATCAGCGCTTGATTGTCTTCAAGCCGCGCGGGAATGAAGGTTAGGCTTTTCGGCAATACCGCTTGCCCGTATCGCTCGACCAGCTCGGCCTTTTTGTCGGCCCACACGAGCGCATCATTGACCCGGACGAACCATCGCAACTTTCCGGCCCGCTCCTTGATCGGTAGCCCTGTCTCTGCGTCAATCCACCACGATATCAACTCTGCAACCCAACTATCTGCATCCGGGTTGCATGTCGCCCGCACATAGGGCTTGACGCCGCACATCGAGCGGTTACGCGACAGCAAGTAGAAAAACTGCTGTCGGGTGAAGTGCGTCAGCTCGTCAAAGATCAGCAGTGGAACCTGCGCGCCCTGCCATTCAAGCACCGTCGAGTCATGCTCGAGATGCGCGAACTTGACCTTCGCGCCAGACGGCCACCGCCATTCAAGCACATGCGAAATCGGCGATCCGTTCGCGACCGGGTAGAGCTTCATGCTCTCGTCCCACAATCCGCCTGGATTGCGAATCTGAACTGTCGTTCGGCGAAAGAAAACCGCGTTGAACTGCGGATTGCCAACGTGGCGCAGCGGCTCAAGAAGAACCGCCCACGACTTCCCGCCACCAGCCGCGCCGCCGTAGATCGCGATATCAGCCGGGCTGCTCAGAAATGCGCGCTGCGGCCCTGGCTGCGCCTCAATCTGGTTGATCTTCGGCTTCGCGCCCATTGCTCGGCAGGATGACGATTGTCTGCTGTAGCGGCTCGCCGTCTTTGCCAGTCAGCTCGATCTTGTCGCGGAACATTCCGATGTGGCGCCCGATATCAATCAGCGCGGCGCGCTTGTCATGCAGCTTGATCTTGACGCCCTGCGCAGTCTGGCAAATCTCAGCAATTGCCGCCGCCGTGTCATCGTCAATTTGCTCGCTGCCAATCAGCGCAACATCATTGACGACTTCGGGCGTGCCGAACTCATTTCGAACGACGATACCCTCACCCCATCGAACAGCTTTGCGAATGTCCGCGAATCCGATCTTCGCCAGTTCGGCAATCACGCGGTCCTGTGTTATCTCTGTGCGCACTGATCGGGCTTTCATCGCAGATTGAAGCGCAGCAATGATTTCAGGTTTTTTCAACAATTCGTCGCCGATCTGCCCGGCTGTTTTTGCCGAGTATCCAGCGCGAATTGCCGCTTGCGTTGCGTTCAGATCGATCAAGTATTCATCGACGAAACGCGCCCGCTTCGCCGTGAGCGCCATATCAACTCCTATTAATCGAATCTCCCGCTACGGGACCACATCGCTTCTCAGCGCCTGAGCGCTTGCACGCTCGCCGGCCTCTCACCGACTCGGATCGAATCACGCTCCTTGCGGGGTGAAACAAGTGGGTATCCGGATTTTCC